ACGAGTTGATGAAGGCCACGCAAGAGCGTGGGAAAACTTTTCCTCCACATAAAAGACAGTCTGAGACACCAAAAAAAAGGTGGCCCCTAAATTTTTTTGGGGTTTCTTTATTTTTAGAGGCTTGTGTAACAAGGAAGGACAGTCACGACACCGTCACCACCCAGTCACCACAACTCTCCTCAACCTTGAAAAATGAACCTGTGATAAGGCTGAAAAAAAATTGAAATATAAAAACTGGACAATATAATATATAAAATGTTGAAGAAGGCAACTCGGTTGAAGAGTGTATCATCACACGTGGTTAAATTCCGTAAGCAATTCTTTGAAGGCGAGCTGGGCGATTGTATAGAAATCATAAGTACAGTAAAAGAGACATATTCCTCTCGTAAACAGGCTCTTTTTTTCCAGTGTATAGAAAAAATGAAGACCCAGTTCGATTGTCCGATAGGAAGGCAAAAGTGGAAATTCCTGGCCGACGTTGGTGTTATGTCGCGTGGATAGGTTGAAGGATAGGTTTTTAGGCACTCCACGCCCGAGCGTGGTAAAACTATTTTGCAAAAAAATATTCTAACCACATAAATAAACAAACATGTCATACTCTGTAGGTCAAGTTGGACAAAACGATTATAAAGCAGTTCTACTTAAGCCTGCTTTAGTTGCTGGAATTTCTTCTGCTTGGGAGGCCTCAAGAGGTCGCCTTAAGCTGAAAGTCAATGTTTTAGGTAAAGATATGAATTTTGGACTACTCAACGCAGTCCTTATGGGTGCTTCTAGTCTTGTCGCTGAAAGTATCTCACAATACGCTTTCCCTGAGGTCAACTCTCAACAGCGTTGGGCACTGTCATCTGTCTCAGCAATGCTCAATGCGGGACTCGTCGGCGGAAGCTCGTTACTCTCTCATTCCGCTCTAGCCCCAGAAATCACTTCAGATATCTCTCCTCTTGAGATGTTCGTAGAAGGGGTTGTTAGTGATCTGTTAGCCCAGTCAGCCTATGAGCGCTTCGGAGGTCTACTCATGTCAGCCTAAGTCCGAAGAAGTCAAGCTCCCCTTGTCAGTATTTTTTATTAGCACTTAATAAAAAAATCAAGCCACAACAGAGCGTGGTCACCTCCGGTCGGCACTCTGTGCTAAGCCTCCTCTAAAGTTCGTATTCTTGCATCCAACTCCTGTATAGCCTTTATCAATACCGGAATAAATTCTGTGTAGGCCAGACCAAGACGACTAGGTTGTCCCGGCGCTTCAGTGACCGAACTATCAACATAAGCTGAGAACTCATTCGTATCAATTTTCAATTCATCCAAAACACTTTTGACCTCCTGAGCAATCATACCGAAGTGTTTACGAGTATGCGTAACGACTCGATCTTGGTTCAACATAGGATCATGAACAGTTAAATCTTTCCATTTATACGAGACAGGTCGTAACCGGGTCAGAAAATTTGTTCCCAAGGTCAGGTCAGTGATATTCTCTTTCAGATTAAGGTCAGAGGTGTTGATCGTTGAGTTCTGAGCATAAATAGTTGTCCATCGGTTAGATGATCCACCTAAAGTACCCATCAAGTCGACATCAGCAAGAACATTGGTGCCGTAAAGTCTTATTGGTTGTCCAGCTGAACCTTGAACAATACTTCCAATCTTAGCAAAATTTGAACCGGTATCATAACCAAGAAACATTTGTTGATTGCCGTTGGTCACACCTTTAATCACGACCTGTTGTCCACCTGAGGCGTCGTTTGATATTACTTGTATAGCATTGCCAACACCTGTGGCACAAATACTGAATCGTCTATTTCCACCAGAAGTAAAATCGAGCGTGTCAGAAGCTGATGAATAGATACCAGTGTTTGTGTCGACGATAAAGGTAAACCCAGGTGCACTAACGCTTCCAGTTGCCCCCGTGACGATGCTTCCTGACGCTACAGAACCTTGAGCTCCGACCGGGCCAGTGCTTCCAGTTCCACCAGCACCAGCCGGGCCAGTATAGCCAGTGGCACCCGCCAAACTTAAGTTCCAGAGATAGTTATGAGATCCAAAAATAGACATTGTTAATACTTTTTATTTATCACGAGATTAAATAAAAAAATTGCGCGCCTGACTCTGTTTAGTCATGTAAAGCTCCACGTTTTTGTTGCTTTACTTCGTCGACCAGTAACCCCTTAAAAACGTCGTTCTCCCTCAGGGCCTGATTGACCAGTTCTTGTTGGGCTTTACTCTTCAAATAAGACGACAAAGCTATCATGCTCTCTGGACCATCTCCAAAGATGTTTCGAATTCGGCTATCACTTTTGATCAGGTCAGCCGAACGATTTAGAAACTTCAACTCGTGGTCTTTGATGAGTTGACTAGCACTAGAATTGGGTTCTAGTTTCTGAATCAGTGAAGCATACATCATGACGTCGATACTGGGCATAGCACTAGCAGTTACGCCGGAGAGTTTAGCATCATAAATCTGTTGATTGCCAAGTGGTTGGACACCTGCAACAGTTTGTTTCGTTTCACCATTTAACGCGTTAAGACTCATTGTTTATTTATGCGGTTAGAATATTTTTTTCTACAAATTTTCCACAGGTGACTCTTTGGTCTCGTCTTCCCCTACGGGCCTTCCAACATAGTTGCTTTCTTTGTGCTTCTCATCTTGTGCCAACTCGTCTTCGTCTATATCACTACTATCCAATGAGCACGTGCCTGTGGAACAGGAAAGCCCACTCATGATTGGTGACGGGCTAAGAAAGGGTGCTTTTCTCGCTATGCTGACACTTTGTGTTTCAATGACTTGCGCTGGTTGTGGAGGGACTGGTTGTGGTTGTCCTACTGGTTGTGGAGGGACTGCCTGTTTTTTCAACTCGGTTGTCGGCGGGACTACGTCTGGTTCAACTCGGTTGACGACTGGTTGTTGAGGTTGTCCCACTGACTGACTTTGTCCCAGTCCGAGACCGGGCGTCTTCAACTCGGTTGTAGCCAGCCCATTCAGTAGTTGAGCGACTTGTCTAGCTCCCGAGTTTATCGTGTGTCGATGAATAATCTTTTGTATCATCATGAAGAACAAACGCAATGAAGGTCTCATATAGAAAACTTTTCTGTTCTCCAAAAAGAAACATCTCAAACTGAAATTCCAGTCTTCGTCAGTCTTCAAATCTTCGTGAAGTCCACCCAACAAAATCTTATCCTTCCATCTTGACAAAGAAAACAGTATCTCAAAGACCCGAATTCCACCCATAACCAGGCTATTCCAAAAGAGATTCAAACTTTTGCTATTAGAGGCACGTTGGATCGCAGTCAACAATTCTCTGAGTTCCTCAATGGACAATTTTTCCAGTTTCTTGACGCTGAGATCAAAATGAAGACTGTCGAGAAATTTACCCACTACATCATCATTTGCATAATCCTGTAAAGCCAGGATGAGTTCCTGACGTTCAGAAATAAGCTCCGGACGGACCTCCTTCACTGAAGTTTCCACAGCCTGAGTCAGTATCTTTTCTTCGATCTTTTCAACCTTCTCTTTCTCTTTCTTCATGTTACGAATTTTTTCTTTCTGAAGTTCCTTGCTTGTCATCTTTATGTCGTCCAATATGAGCCCGTCAAGGATATTGACATTTTCATCTTTATCTGCAGACATACTACTATTTATTATTGTAAAAATAAAATTTTTCGTTTATAATAAAATGGATTTTGATCTGATTGATATGTATATGTTTAATAAGTACCGACAAGCGAGTCAACAGCCGGGACAACCTGTACAGTCTCAACCCGCCCCCACGTCGAATAATATTGTCGGCTTTGAACAGGTTAGACAAGGTTTCATTGGTAGAAATGAAGGAGACGTGACTGTGGGGGAGATGCCCGTGCCGTCACAACCGAGCCAACCACAACCGTCGCAACCGAACCAAGCTGTTTTCAAGGTAAAAAAAAGCACCAAACATCCTGACTCGATTCAAATAGGCGGAAGTATAGAGTATTTTGAAGTCAAGAGGAGCCCGGTTGAAGTCAAGGTTGAAGAGCACGAATTGCATGCGGAGGAAGTCAAGGTTGAGGAAGTCAAAGCACAATCTTCAACTCGGTTGAGTGCAGACGTAGTCAAGGATGAACCAACCAAGGTTGGAAGGCCCGAAGGGGAAGACGAAGTCAAGTCTGAGCCAAAAGCAAACACAAAAGCAAACACAAAAGCCAGAAGGAGTAAGGGTCTCAATGCCTATCATTTATTCGTCAAAGAGAACATCAGTAAAGAGTCGGGACCCTCGAGACAACGGATGAAGAAGCTGGGACAAATGTGGAGGGAACAACAGAATGAAAATAAGAAAGTATGAAAATAAGAAGGTATAAAAAAACTTTCTTATAATAAATATGAATTTTGACAAATTGCATAGTGACCTAATAAATATTGCCTCTAGGATTCCCGACTGGGGTGAAATAATCGCTGGTTACCCTAAGGACAAGCTGAAATATTTCGTAGAAGTGGTTTTACTTTCTGAGTTGAGAGGCAAATTTAGCCAATTCCCCTCGTATGATATGGCCAAGATACACCTGGAGACGATGGTCGGGACAGATTTAGCACTGTTTGGAATTGATCATGTTCATTTGCAACGAGCATATCATGTGCTCAGACAATATATTCATGACAATGAGTTATGGTAACTAGTTATTCGTTTCTGCCAGGCCTTTTCATCTTGTTTTGTCCATTTATCCTTTTTTAGACGGTTGTCCTTACGGAATAAAGGTTGAGTATTTGTCCAATGAAAGCATTTTCTGACCTCATTTTCATCTCGTAAATCAAACCAAGAAATTGGCTTTATATGATCGATTTCAATGTTGTCCCAGGTCATCCCAGGTTTAAATTTTTCTTCGATATGTCGGTGAAAGTCCTCTTTAGAACAACCGAGAAGACACTTTGTGCTGGACCTTGACTGGGTCTTATCACGTAAAGACGTCGAAATTCTGACGGCTTGTAGATAGAACAGATAGTTTTTAATATCACAGTGCTTACACTGCTTTTTCAGTCGATCATGTTGACAGAATAGCTGTGGGGAGCACAGTCGACAATAGTGTTTGAAGTTAGAATGAGGACACAACCGAGTTGAAGACAGCCGAGACATATTATTTATTTTATTTATTATAAGATAAAATAAATTAAACTAAATTAAACTAAATTTGTCGACAACTTCGGTTGATGACCCTCACGATCTTTGTAATATTGCATTAGAAAATCGTATTTGAGCTTCCTCATTTTGTCCCTTTTCTCGTCTTGTTCTCGTTTCTTTTTCGACCGGGGAGGCTGGTCAGGCTGTTGGTTGGGACCGTCAGGACCGTCCAGCGGTATAGATATGCGCTTGATGTCATAGTTGCCATATTTTTTAAAATGGTTGGCCAGGTTCTGTTTCAGATTAGAAATAGCACTGTCGGATAACTGAAATTTCTGGACTAACCAAGATATCTTCTCATTCCTTATTTTCAGTCGCTCCCGCTTCTGTTGAATAGTCTCGACAACGTCCATTTTTTTATATAAAAGCAATATAAAAAACTTTATTGTAGAAAAACTAGAACCCTGACATCTTTTCGACTTTGTAAGCCGGGTCAGCAATATAGAACGAATACATTTTATTCGGGTCATCACTATTCTGAAAACAGAAACATCGGTGCTTCTGTGAGGTGCCTTGTTCAAAGAAATTTTTAAAGTCGTTGAGCTTCTCGAAATACCGAGAACCAAAGTTGGTATAAAAGCCTTTAATCGAATTCAACGTGTTTGTTCGCCACATAAAAGCGTGTGAACAACAATCTCTAAGCAGGGTTGATGAGCCTTTTCCACCGGCGTAAATACTTTGTGAGATTATAAAAATAGAAAGGTTCAAATGCCTGTGAATGGCAAACGTATTGGTCCAATCATCATCCCAAAAATTTACCCTACCCAATGAGTCATCTACGATTAGACAGCTCGGTGGTAACTTTTCATCTTGCTTTTTAAGCTCACTTTGCTTCTTTTGTAGATGGGCAATATAGTTCTTGAAGGCGTTGTTACTGTATTGGACAACACGATTGTCGGGAAAGAAACCCCAATCACCATTGTAGTGAGAAGTTTCAGAGAACACCAAGCCGAATTTGAAATAACCGCATTTGAACAGATCAAAGACTATCTTTCTTGCAAGGTGCGTTTTTCCGCTTTTGGGCTTGCCGACGAATAAGTAGATTCCAGGTTTACACTCAATATCCATATTTTTATTAAATCTAAGAATTTTTAATTTTCCTTAAATAAAAAATATGGATCTGAAGCGAATACGAAGAGAAAACAAGAGATTGTCCCATCTTGGAATTGAGTCTCAAGCTGACTATGATATGCTCAAAGAATACCTAACTACGGGCCTATTACCCCACTCAATGACTCCGTCACAAAAGACTCGTTATAAGTCAAAATTCCGTGGTTTCACAGTCGAAGGTGACCAAATCGCAGTTTATGCCAATTTCCCACCTTTGTCAGCCCTAAACTCAGAGGGTAAACAAGTTATCGACGTCGAGCTTCCCCGTCGATTGGTTGTCCTACCCCACGCTGAAAAGGATGATATACTCTATGAGCTGTGGAAAAAGCCTGAATTGTCGGCACTGAGATCGGCCTTTTCATTTTACAAGAAGATATCAGAGGAGTTTCTCAATGTCTCTAGAGAAGAGATAACACAGTTGGTCTCACGAATACAGTCCAAACAGATGTCAGCTCGAGTTGTCGACGTTATCGTAAAGCCCATAATCAAGGATAAAATTATGCAACAATGGGAGATGGACCTTGTCGATATGATCAATTCACGAGGAGCCAACGCGGGTACTGAGTACCTTTTAAACATTGTTGATTGTCACAGCAAATTCTTGTGGTCAATTCCTCTAAAGAACAAGTCAGGAAAGCTAGTCACACAAGAACTAGAGAGAATATTTTTCAGTGAAGGCAGTCCCAAGGTCATTTCGTCGGACAACGGAAAAGAGTTTATAAACGAGTATATGACAGCACTATGTACAAAATGGGGTATTGAACAGAGAACGTCACAACCTTATCATCCGCAGTCACAGGGTCAGATTGAACGATTGAATGGTTCACTGAAAGAGAGTATCTTTTCCTATCTGGCCGAGTATAAGACCAAGATCTATGTTGATGTTCTTCCGAGGTTGGTTTATGCCTATAACACCTCAGAACACAGTTCAACCGAACAGAAACCCTTCGAGGTGCATAGAGCCAGGCCAGCCAAGAGTATTTTACTCTCCAGTTTAGTGGCGGATAGATTGAGAGTAAAGGCGGATAAAATGATCGACGACTCAATAAAGGGTAAGAACGGTCGGCAAGAGGAATTGAAAGTTGGAGACACTGTTAGAATAGCATCTTTAGCACTCGCGAAAAATAGAAAATTGTCCTTACAAAAGGTCAGAATATCTCGTTACACCAGGGAGACCTACACAGTTACTTCACGACGGGTTATAGATGGAATAGAACATTTCAAACTGGACAAAGAGTTTCCAGGGAAGGAAAATTTCTATCGTCACGAGTTGCTAAAGGTCAATCTTGATGCTGATTATAAACCGTCAGGACAACGTGATGATAGTGTTGAAGTGAAACAAGTCTACCAGGCACCAGAGAGAGGACTAAATCCACCTTATCGACATATATCCGAGGCGTGGCTTGAGGAGCACGAAGACGTAGTCCCGCCGGAGGCAGTGGAGGACGAAGTCCCAGTGGAACAGGCTGACAACCAAGACAACCTTGACAACGAGTCAGTGCCACAGAGTGGTTTTGTTGACGAGGAGGGGAATCTTGTGGGAGAGGATGAAGCTGTTCACGTTTAAGAAGGCAACTCGGTTGAGACGGAGGAGATTTTTTATTTCCTATTAATAAATAAATAATGCTAGGTTCATTTTATCGACAAGATATCAATGTAGCAAGAAATCAGGCCCTGATTCGCTCTCAATTTTTAAGGCAACTACGACCTTACAGAAAAAGACTGATGTCCGAAGTTGAGGACTGGTCTGGTTCGGTATTAGACGGTGCTCAGGATGGTCATGCCCTTTACGAAGAGAAGGGAGATATTGAGGATGGTAAGAAGAATGTCGTCATTGGAGAAATGCTCCGTACCAACAATGAAAAGGCAAAAGAGAATGTTGTCTTGACTAAAGACATGGCTGATCCAACGCACAAAAAAGCTTCAGATGCCATAGAAGACCTGATCGCTGAAGAAAAAGACCCCCAAAAACGGGTCGAGTTAGAACTGAAAAATATAGCTCTGAATGAACCCGACGTTCAATCGATCCAAGGAGATACACCATCTGAGACACCTCGACAACCTGTCAGTCTACTACAAAAGAACAGAAAAGGTGTAAATGGCACGCCCGGGGTAAATGGCTCGTTGCTACTCGCTGATCTGCTAGATGACGATGACGTGGCCTCAATTTTAGGCTATCGAGATCCTTCTGTACCAAGGAAAGAAGAAAAAGAGACGATTTTTAGTCCGAAGAAAAAGAACTTTCTTTCACCACAGCCAACGTTGGACAAGCCTTCTATAGATGCAAATCTAATTCCAGTAGCCCCGCCAGCCCCAGGACAAAGAAAGGGTTTACCCAGAGAAACTCAGCCCAAACCAACCAGCAATCCCAGTCCTCAAACAATAGATGAGAACTTCCTTTTCAAAAACAAATTCCCTGAGCCCGCTGAAGACGAGAAACGTCCGACTTATTATCTAATAACCCCAGATGGACAAATCAAAGATCTAAGCAAAGAGGGGTATGACTCAAAGACCAGTTTACTCGGTGAAAGAAAGAAACACCCTGTTCCTAAGTTGGTAACTAAAACTGATATTGGTAAAATGGACTGGTCGCACGGTTCTTCTGTACCAGCTATCGGTGGAGGTCGAATTTTTATTTCGTATTCAAAGCCTAAGTGAGTTGTCGCAATATATACTCTTTCAGAGAGTCAGTACCGAAATAATAGGGTATCTCGACAAGTTTAATACCTGCTCTCTGTAATATCAGTCTTTTCAGAGCGTCTCGTTGTTGCATCTTCTTAAAGTTCTCTTCCGTCTTGTGAAAGTTCTCCTTGTATTTATAGTGCTGTTGTCCCTGGACTTCAAAGGCTAGTTTTAGCTCCTTGCAATAAAGATCTATTTCCATAGGCTTATTCGTCTCTGGATTGATTAACCAGTCCGGTCTGACAGATGGGAATTTCAGAGGATAAAAGAGCTTTTCAACTAAAGATCTAACTTTGTCTTCTCTTTCACCGTATTTACCCTTTGTTCTCCTCTTGTACTTTAACCATTGCTTCCTTTTTTCTATGGTCTTTTGATCAGTTAGACAAGTCAAGTCTGAACTGAGATCCACTTTGGTCAAGTTAGATAACAAACTCGACAACATTTTCTTTTATTACATATATAATAAAAGATGGTTGAATGTGCAATGAAATGCGGAAGAAACATCGGTCGGTTTACAGACGATATGTTATGTTTCCATTGTGAAAGAAAGAACCATGAGTCACCCCAACAGTTAACTTCTGACACTGGACAACGTTTTTCTCCCCTTATTCAAGGCTTGATTGAAAGAATAGAGAGTTTGGAGTACTCCAACGATATGATGAAGAAAGCTCTCGGCGAGACACTTGAGTATAAGGGTCAAAATGATCTTTTAACCATAAACGAAAAATATCTTTCTTCCAAGGTCGATATTCTTCTTAAAGAGAATAAGATCCTGGAAGAACGACTGGATAGTATGAAAGAGAGACTAAAGAGGAAGGACGATGATGACCTGGAAAAAACGTTGAAAACCATTGATCAGTTTGATCATAAATTGTCCAAAATCGCTACTTTGCCAGAAGAGGAGAACGTAGGAGTAAAACAGGTCCTTGACGAGACTCTAAACAAGTTGGAACAGCTGAATTCCCCACCTGGAAATGCCCCACCAGATAGAGTTCAAGGAACAGTCGTTGCTACACAAAGAACTAAGATCAAGATCCCCACGCCCGAAGAGGCTGAAAAGTTAGAAGATGAAATGAAGGCGTCTTCTAAACCGAAATCATCCGAGTTAGTTGATAGACTTAGTCGTCCGACCAACACGTCGGCTCAAAGAGCAGAAGACGGAAAAAAAAGACGAGGAGGAGGGAAGAAGGCGTGAGCCCAGGCGTGAGCCCAGGCGTGAGCGGGCTGAGATTGTCGCGTATAGAAAAGATGAATGAGATGAACTCACGAGAACCGGGTCCTGCTACTATAAGAAGAAAATTGTCCCGATCTTGCAGTGATCCGCTGTCGATTTGCTGTTTGTGTTTAGTCAAGGACAATGATTTCAAGATGGAACTTGGTTTCCATTTGGTGTGAGGACCGACGGAGAACTTTTTAACTTGTTAACAATTTAAAAAGAATAAATTTATTTGGCTTTGGTTTCTTGTTTTTCTTGTTTGGTTTCTTGTTTGGCTTGTTTGGCTTGTTTAGTTTCATCGTCCTGAATCTCTTTCCATAATTGTGAAACCTTTCTCATTCGATCTTTGTGGGGAACATCCTTCATTCCGGGCAGTTTAGCCTTTACGAACTGTTGCCACTTGGACAATTTCTTAGTTGAGGCTGGAGCCGAAGTTGTCGAGCCAGAGGCGACGGGGGCAGGTTGTGCCGGGGCTGGAGCAGGTTGTGCAGGGGCTGGTTGTGAGGCGACGGGTGCCTTGGGAACGTGTTTATGACCACAGGAACAGGTACAGTTTTTCTTTGGCATGATATATTTTATTTAATACCAATATTAAATATCTTGTTGTAATAAAAAAAATGAAGAAGGCAACTCTGTTGGATGACGTTTTGGATGTGAAACCGAATTTGATACGGACTTTAAGTGAACAACACTGGGTTGTCGCGGAACGACTACTACAGAAAAACAATCATACGATTCAATACGCTGGTGAGGCAACGGGATATCGTTTTTATGTTATCAGGGATACAAAGCATAGTTTGCAAGCTAAGAGAGTAACATATCGAGGACACGAGTTGGTTAAAGTAGAAGAAACGAAATTGTTGTTGGAGGACTATTTTGCTTAGGGGGCAAAAAAGAGCGACGTCCGATCTTTCGATAGGACCACTCCCTTCCCCTTTTTTATCGGTAATACTTGTGGAAACAATTTAATATAGGGCCTATATTAAATTTTTATTGGGTTATATGAAGGTGCTGGAGCTTCATTTTTTGGTTCCTCGTTTCTTTTTGTCACGTATGGTCAGTTGACCTAATCCTTTGGTCAGTTCGTCAACCGAGTTACTTTCTTCGATTTTAGGGCCGTTGGCTGGCTTGGGCTTCAACAGAGTGCTTCGCTGGCACGTCATCGTGCTTGCATTCTTCACTGCAGTTTTGACTTCAGCAATGTGCGCTTTAGCTGCCTTCTTCTTCGGAGGACTGTATATGAGTCTTTCTTGTTCTTCCCTCAAGCTAAGCCAGTACATCCTCTCTATACGAAGAGATACTATAGTTTCGAGTGCTTTGATCGTTTTATCTCGTATACTCTCAAGTCTCTTTTTTGCGGTACTTCGTCTGCAAGCAGTGATATCGATTATCCTGTTCTTCCATAGATCTTTCACTTTTTCATGGATCATCTCGCGAGTTATGACAAAGAAATCTTCCGGCAATTTCTGCTCTTTTCTCGTTTGGTAATCTTCCTGTTCTGCAGGTGTCATGTATTTTTCTTTGTCTTTTTCCTCTCTACTTCGGGCCCAGTTTCCTAAAACCGCGAGATTTGACTCGAGCTCATTCCATAAATCCGGAAAAGCATCCTCCAAAAATTCTGCAGTCGTGAAGGTTTGAACCTTGTGATTGTAGGTTTTCTTCTCTTGTTTCAAAAACTTATCCATTTTTTTTCTTCAACAAATACTTCCTCTAAATCGGGGATGGTTTTTTCAAAATTTATGGCTTTTATACTCACTTTGACTAGTTCACTAAATTCTTCGACTAAGCATTGTCCCACAAGTAAAAGAGGTACAACCATCAAGGGATGACTGAAGGTCAAAGGTCATCAGTCATGTGTTCCCCCGACAATTCTACCCCCCGAATCAGTCTAGTCAATAATCATTTTGTTGACCTCGTCAGTTAGATCGTCAACTTGGCTGACCCCCATCAATTGATTGTTCACTGGTTGTTGTTGTGACTGCTCAGGCGGAGCCATGTTCATTTGTTGCTGAAATTGTGACTGCTCCGGTGGAGCCATGTTCATTTGTTGCTGAAATTGTGACTGCTGTTGTATAAATGGATTCGCCGGTTGTGGTTGTTGCGGGACTATGTCTTTGCGCTCTGTCAGGCTGTTAAACGGGTTCTTTATTTCTCGTGGTTCCACCAGACTATGTCTGTGACTGGCCTGCTCCGTGTGCACCTTGTTCTCAGGCTGTTCAATCGTAGGCCGAGCCAGAGTCATGTTCATAACTTCCTCATGTGGTAGTCCAGCTTGGACCAGTCGTTGTTGTTGACGGAGACTTCGGATTTGTCCGTTTATTTGGTTTTTGGCCACAGCTTGAGCGATTTTTTGTTCTCGCTCTTTTCTCATTCGATTGTTATAGTGACGGCTGACATCTCTGCCTAAACGGTACACTCCGAACTTGTCCTTGACCTTCCTCATAAGTTCAATAATCTCTTTCAAAGCTTCGTTAGAGTTATTAATAGCTGTGACGGGCATAGTCTCTCGAATAACAGACCCGGGCGGAACACACTGTTCAAACATTTCTTCAGTTAGGACATCTGGGGCTTCTTCGGCCATTTTCTTCAGATTCCACAAGCAAAAATCGAACGCTTTCACCAGGTATCGATCCCAGCAGGTCTTCTCCAGGATTTCATTCATAATCTTATTATCATTCAAATTCATATTTCTCAATAAGCCAATCTTTCGATGGGGACTAATTTGTTGTTTTTTAGTGTATTTACAAAGCTACCATGGATTTTTTCCATCGGTTGTGTGTTCCGACCCAGACAGTCACAGGCACCTTCTCTCACTTCCCCCGGAATTTTTCAAGACTCTGGGAATTTTGGAGTTACAATCTCGGCTCTTTTTTATTTTCCGAGAATTTTTGTGTCGAAGATATTAGTGAACAAGTCGAAGATATTAGTGAAGAAGTAGGAAAAAATCCATCGCAACTTGGGACAACCAAAGACCGGTCAGAGACAATGACCAGCTATCAAGGCGGTAAGAAGAATATCGGACGGCATATCGCTGGTATCATCAACCAATTGTCCAAGTCTCTTGATATCGATGCCTACTTCGAGCCAATGTGTGGCATGTGTGGTGTGCTTAGGCACGTCAAGGTGGCACAACGATATGCCTCCGATATCAACAAAGACCTTATTCTTCTATTGGAAGAAGTACAAAACTTTGGTGTACAACGTTTGCCGACAACCTGTACCAAGGCCACCTGGCTACGTCTAAAAGAAAGCAAAGAACATAGCTCAATACGAGGCTTTCTAGGTATCTGTGCTTCTTGGGGTGGTATCTGGTTTCAGGGCTACCGTCTGGAATACACTTCCGACCGAAACTATCTCGAGGAAGGCAAGAAGAACCTGAAGGACTTGAAGAAAGATATAAAAGGGGTTATTTTCCTAGACGCTGACAGCTATGACAGCCAAAGGCCAGGCGTAGCCGGTTATGCTACCGTTGAAAAATATATTATTTATTTTGACCCGCCTTATCAGGGCAACGAACTGGGTAATACTCGGTCTGTATTTCAGACGTTTGACCACGAGAAATTCTGGGAAGACTGTCGAACGTTGTCGAAGAGAAACCTGGTTCTTATAAGCGAGAAAGAGGCTCCTGACGACTTTATTCCTATATGGGAAAAAGACTCTTACGTCCACAATAAAAACGGTTATAAAACAAAACAGTATTGTGACAGGTTATTCGTGCATAAAAAATGGCTAAAGAAAGTTTTGTTTGCGTTGAATAAAGAATGATTTGTCACTGTCCCTGGTGTATAGAGACAAGGTTGTTAGCCAAATTGTGGAGTGACTACGTACCTAAAAATCGGTTACAGTATAATATGTTAAGAGTTGTCCAGAGAATAGAAAGGAAGTATGTTCGACGTAAGAAGAATAATAAAATGTAATAAATTTAATATTATATTTATTATTATAAAAAATGTCTCCAAGTCAAGACTTCACTGAGGCTAAACTTTACAAATTGATTGTTCATGGGCTGTCTTCCTCAGGCACCCCCTTATCCAAGTTTCTTCGTCTTCATCGTTGGTATGACCCTCGAATAATACACCATGACGTCGCTCCGTTGATAAAGACACAATTTGCCTGTGATTTGACCACTACAGAGGCTTATTGGTTTTTACAGGCGGTTAAACAGGACAACGAGTGTATATATAGATATATGCGGGACGTTGTTGTCAAACAATTTGACCCTCGTCCCGGTTATTATAAAACGCTCGACCTATGGACTCTACCTATAGTGACTTCATCCGTTTTTATTATGGAGGACTGGTTGACAATGTTAACCAAGAAGGCCACGCCAGAGCGTGGGAAGGACAAGGTCCAACCGGAGGAGGCCACGCGCGATCTCTTGTCCCGTCTTCATAAGTTCAAGGGGGATTTTCGACAACGTATAGAAGGTTGGCAGTTCGTTGGGAAGAATTATACACCTGTCATTGCCGTCATAAACAAATTTATTCGACAAGTCGAAGGTGAGGAACTTAATAAATAATAAATTTTTTATTATATTTATTATAATAAATAAAAATGGTACGATTAGAAACTTTTGCCATAAATAAATTGCGTGACTGCTATACTGGTGATTATGGTGTTATTGTTCTGCCGGCTCCCTCAGGACTCTTACACTCCCCCTGTTCCACTGGCACTTTACAAGTGACGTATAATCAACCTTTCGATTTTAAGTCTATACGTCTAATGACAGGGAATATAACCTTCAACGATTTAGTCTACCAACAACACCCCACGCAAGGGAGTGCTATGACCGGTGTTTCAATGCTGGATAGGGAGCCGGACAACCTAAATGTTGTTATTGACAAGTCCGACCTGAAAGAGTGTGATATGGGTCCGGTTAAACTATACTATCTTGATATGTTGCCTAGTATCTTTCTAAGAACTGGAAAACCCGTCCTATTGATGTTTGAAGGACTGCGCGGACAGCAGGCTCATCTGCCCATCATGGACTTCCACCTCGAAATGGAACTGCACTTGGATGTATAAAAATACCCACGCAAGGGCGTGGAAAAGTCGATTTAAAAAAAAGATTTTTATTAGTTGGGCGGATGACCACGTCCTCGTCCTCGAAATCCACCCTGTGTTATATCGGATGGATGACCAGTCCCAGTCCTCGAGATCTGTCGACATTTTTTTAATTGTATCGTCATTAGATTTTTATTCACAAGAATAAAAACTACCTTCGGTCTTGTTACCAATCGATTGTCAAATGTTTTTGACAACCCAGTTGTGATGGTTCATAACTATATCTAACCCTGTAACCAAGATTTTCCAAAGCCGTCTTGACATTGGTTATTTCCACGTCACAAAAACATACTCTCGTACCCTTATACATACGTTCTGCATCCAGAGCAAAGTCAAGGCCTGAACAACCCTTCTTTTTATCTTTATTGATCTGGTGTAGTAAAACTTCAAACAATTGTTTTGTCTTCAACTCTGTTGTCATTTTCATCTTTTATTATAATTTTAATTCTTTAAAATTAAAATTTCATTTTTATTTTTTATTTTCAACTACGTTGCTCGAAGAGAGCAATCTGGCCTCTCGACGAGCCTGTCGCCACTTTCGTTGATAATCCCTTTTTTTCTCCATGAACTCAGGGTTATTTTTCCTCTCTTCTCGGTGGTTATAATAGTAGTTCAGACTGCATATTCTTGATCTCATTGCCTTTCTCTCTTCCTCAGACAATCCTGGGGGTAACTGCATCCTATTATAGGTTCGTTTCGGTTTTATCTGACCTTTTAGCTCAGCAATTTCACTGTGTAACTGACTGACCAGTCTTTCCAATTTACCTAGTGCTTCGACGGGGTTTGCCTTCTTCAATTCGGTTGTCATGCTTTCTTCTTTTACTTATACCCAAGATTTTAAATTGAAATATCAATTTAAAAAAATCTTTCTATATATAAAAATGCAAGTCAACAAACCTAAAATTCTCAGCAAGCTAGACGAGCTTCTTAAACCTTTCTCTGTCCAAGACGGGGGTCCATACAACCTGATGTGTGGTGCTAGTAAATATAACCTGGTCAATGAGACTGCTATCAAACAGTTCTGTCAGTTATTGTCCGACTGCTATACGACAGAACCTGGACGTTCTCTATTCAAGTTATCCTCCGACAAGAAAGCCGTTATACCTTATCAATTTCATATCCCTAGTGGTGCAGATGGAGATGAAACAATCACCCGTCTACGCTTTGACTGTGATCTTCATTTTTATTATGCTGAAGACGAGTTGGCACAAGGCAACTCCTTCAGTCAACTCACTGCATTGCACAATGAGACTAAACTCAACAAATGCGTCGAAATTTTTTATCAAGTCATCCGAGAAACCATCCCTACAATTCGCAATGAACATCTCTGCTGTGCTATCCTCACTAAACCCTTTCGCAATGATACCCAGAAAAAAATGTTCAAACACGGTTTCCACCTCGAATTCCCCTTTATTTTCATAAAAAACTTTCATGTTAAAAAGATTGTCGCCATGGTTAACTTTAGAATAAAAGACCAAAACCTCTTTCCAAATTTCTTTGTCGCTGATAACCAATTCCCCAGCAGTCCTTGGCTATTATATGGACAACCAAAACACGGAGCAAAGCCGGATCTTCCTATTTATACTGTAGATAAATTTTTAAACCATAAATTCGAGGTTAAGACGGTAGAAGAATTTTTCGAGCCCTTGGACAAGTCCAATCTAATCGATTTATTCTGGCTATTCCCACGACGTGGAGACAACCTAGTTGACTTTAGTTACGAATATCTGACCAATGACGTAGATATTGAGAGTGACGAAGAAGTTGAAGAAGGGGAGGAAGCTGAGGGGGAGGAGACGAAGGCCGAGCAGGAGAAGCAGGATCCTGTTCAACTGGTCGAAGATATGTTGAGTGGATTGTCTCAGAAGAGATGTGAACAGACCAAGTCCTGGCGTTCAATTGTCTGTTCAGTGACCAATTTTCTCCGAGAGAATAAAGTCCGAGAAAGGGAGATTTTCACAATTGTCGACGCCTGGTCGCAACAATCAACCCTGGGTAACTATGATCGTCACGCCGTTCAACACCTGGTCGACACTGCTAAAGATTTCAAAGACCACTACAATATATGGGTGTTGAAAAAATATTGGCGTATAGACAACTTCAAAGAAAGACTTCTCTTGGAAGCATCTGATGACAGTATGGCTAGAATTATTCATGACGAGTATAAGGGTTCCATCTTTTTCACTGGAGTGAATAAACTAGAAAGTTACACCTTTAACCAGGAAAAGTTATTATGGTTAAAATGTGACTGTGCTCGTGCTCTTTACAATGAAGTTTCCTGTTGTCTGGAAAATTTACTTGGCATCGTCAGCAAGTCGGTGTATAAAAGAAACCCCGAAGCCACGCCCTTGCGTGGGAAAACACGAAGTGCAACCGGAGGAGCATTGCTAAAATGTCTGAACAACGCTAAAAATAGAATCAAAAGTGACCGTTCGGTTAACGGTATCATCAGTCGTTTGACTAAATACTGTACTGATACTGACTTTGAAAACAAACTCAATAGCAATCCAACTTTATTCCCTATTCGTGGGGGTCGGGTCATTGATCTAGCCACTGGCTTAGTTAGGGATCGAAAACAATCTGATTTTTTCACTTTCGAAAGTCCAGTCGGTGTGACGGAAGATATTGCGTTCGGACAAAAGTTCTTTTTGGACTTGGCTAAGAATAACGGAGAATTGGCTGTTCATATGGCCTGTCTTTGTTATTATTTCCTCACTGGTCATACTTTTGACCGTGGCATCTACCAATTCATCGGTGAAGGTATGAACGGTAAAAGCACTCTCATTTCGATCCTAGAAATTCTTTTAGGTCCACTATCCATGGTCGGAGAAAAGCGAGCCGTGATCAAAGACGTCAAACATGGCAATCGCAATGACGGTCCTCAACCGTTTATTCTAGCCATGAAGAATAAGAGATTGGTTGTCGTCTCGGAAACAGATGAAGGTGATAGATTGAACTCAGGGAACATTAAAATGCTGACAGGTGGGGATACTATTTCGGGTAGAAAGCTCTTTTCCAACCTAATCGAGTCCTTCACTATGACGGCAAAAATTGTCGTCTGTACTAACTACAAGCTGGAGTTTCACGTAGAAGATCAAGCCGTCAAGGACCGAGTCAAGTTTATACCGTTCGAAAATCGTTTTGAGAAGAACCAGAGGTATATGGACGACATCAAGAAAAATGTCGATGGAAAACTTGACTCTATTTTCTCTTATATGGTCAATGTTGGCAGAAAAATTGTCCAAGAACAAAAATTGACCACTTCAGTTGAGGTTGAAAAGAAAACGCTAGAGGTATTCAAAGAATTAGACATAGTACAACAATTCATTGAAGAAAAGTGTTTGGTTGGCAGTGAAGAATATTGTGCAACTTCAGAGTTGTACGACGCCTTTAAAAATTATTGTATCGAAAACAGAAAAGATGCTGACTCCAAACCAAAATTCTTCTCTATTATACACAATAAAAAATTCGAAAAAGAAAAGAATAAACGATTTTCCAACGGAAGCAGAAAAGACGTTTTCAAGGGTATAAGACTCGTGTAGTCCCGTCTGAATAAAATCGATTGTCGTCATTTTGGAAAAACGAAAATGACGACAACAAAAATTTTGGAAAAGATTAATTTTTAAACTGAAGACAGGTTAAAATTTGGAAAGATAAAAAAGTGAAGGCATAATTGGCTTTGGAGGAAAGTTTTTTATTCTGGAGGAAAGTTTTTTTAGTCATTTTCCTGTCAGACTTCAGGAGTTTTCCCAACTGGTAGAAATGGAGGAAAGTTTGCCCAAACCTCCATTTCTAAAAAAAGGGGGGTAAAATTTGTGGAATCGACTTTTGGGCAAACTTTCCTCCATGGGAAAAAACTCCTCCGTTCTGAAGTTAGTTGGGAAAACTTCTTCTACCAGTTGGAAAAACTTTCCTCCAAAACCATTTATGCCTTCACTTTTTATCTTTCCTCTTTTTTCTTCCAACTCGGTTGTCGTCATTTTCGTTTTTCCAAAATGACGACGAAAATAAAGTTGGCGACAATAGAGTTGTCATCAATAGGTCCACGCCTTAGCGTGGGTAAAGTCAGTTTTCTTTCCTCTTTCTTACAATAAAAATGACTAGTCTCATTCTCAATACAGCCAATAGAATCAATACTTCAGACGATCCCTGTTCTTCTAATATATTACTCCGACGAGCGAGTTTTGCCAGTGGAACAGCCAATCCAACTCCTTCACATTCTTCTTTCACCGTGGAGAAAATCATCATCCCTTTCTCGTGGTACAACGTCTCATTGTCCAACTACAACATCGCTATGACTGATGTTTCACAGTATCTTGTCCACCAATCACAGGGCAGTTACAACATCTCTGACTATATTTCTATGCTCCAAACTAAACTACACTCAGACGATCCTCAAGGCTCAACTTACACCGTGACTAACAATTTCAACACGGCTAAATTTACCGTTACTTCCAATTCCACGTTCAAAATGAGAATGTCTTCTGACCCCCTGGCTAATGCCCAATATCTGACAGGTTTCACTTCTGACTCTTCAGTCAACGTGTCTAGCTATACAGCCGAAAACTGTTACGATCTACAAAGGACTATGTATATAAAGTTGAACATCGGTGCATCAATGCCTTATACTGACATGAATTTTAGTAACTCGACAACTATCGTTATTCCGGTGTCCCAATATAACTATGGTGACGTGATTGTCTACGAACCAGAAAAAAAGGACTACTTCGTGACTATTCCAGCAAATAACATTGTTAACTTGTCGGTGTACGATGAACAGAATAATCTACTGACTATGAATGGTCGTGACTACGCTGTTGTACTTCGGAAGACCGGTTGAGTGCAACCGGAGGAAGAAGTGAGGTTCTACCCACGCCTGAGCGTGGACCTACCGAACCAAGGCAACTCTGTTGAAATCTAAATTTTATCCTCTTTAATAAAAAATCATGGCTCAGCAATTTTTGAATAATGTCTTAGGCAATGTCGATTCTGCACCTAAAGCACCTCAACCTTCGGCTTCGGCTATCCCGGCAACAACTTCTTCAGACGACAGTAGTTGGTATGACTCGCCATATGTTAAATACGTTGCCATTGGAGTAGGGGCACTTATCCTGTTAAAACTAGTGACTTCTTCTTCCCCGTCCAAGTCCACATCTAAACAAATTCAAGTTTAGTTTTTCCTTCTAACCCTAAATAAAAGTAAACAATGTCTGATTTTGCTTTCGGTACTTTTCAACCTAATGCTTCTTACGGTGGTCTAGGAAGTGGACTACCATCTGGCTTTGACTTGTCCTGGCTGACAGCTTCTCTAAAAAACTTGTCTTCGGCCCCTGCACCGGCTCCGACTCCAGCCCCTGCACCGGCCCCGACAACTCCGACTCCAGCCCCGACAGCCTCGACAACCCCCCCAACCGTATCTATTCCTACCCCTGTTGTTGTCCCTCCCCAAGATACCTTTTCAACAGCCCCTATACCACCTTCAAATCCTGACGCCTACACACCAAATCCAACCACACCAAATCCAACAACACCAGATCCGACGACAACACCACCTGACGACTCTTCATCATCCTCTTCAGCCAAGTATGTTCCATTTTATGCAATTGGAGTAGTTGCTCTAGTTATTATCCTGTTCTTAGTGCTGGAGACACGTAAGAAATAAATAATCTTCACCATCAATAAAAGATGAGTGGTATATCTGGTGTAATCGGTACTGTCACAGGTACTATAAATTCAACTGTTGGATCGATAGTTAAACCTGTAAAAGATGATCTCATTGCTCCTGTGTTGGACCCCTTCTCTGGAGTTATTTCTTACGCTGGCAATTTCGCTGGTCGACTAGGCAATAACGTCCTTGACTTACAAAGCAATCTGAACAATGCCTTGAGTGGTGGTGTATTGACCTATGTTCTTCTCTTTGTCGTGGCCTATATAGTCGTGGCAGTCATACAATCGAAGAAGAGTTCAACATAGACCTCTTCTTCAACATAGTTGCTTTCCTAAGCTTTTTAACCTTAAACTTAGGGACCAAATTGGTTAAAAATATTTTCGTGAAAAATTTTATTCCTCCCTTGAATAAAAATGAGTCTTACAACCTCGGATTCTCTCAGCTATCCTAAAGTTAAATTTCAAGCCCCAGGCAATTCGAAAAAGTGGGTCAGTACCTACTCGAGTGCTCGCTCTTTTCACACCGATGCCTACTCAACTATTGCCTTTCAGAATGTCCCTTCGAGTCTTTTCTCTTCAGCCACACAGTATCGTGGCTATCTTCCTGCCGGGACGCCAAAACGTTTATCAAGTATGATTCTTAAAATCTCTATCTCAGTAGCTTCTTCCTCCTGTATCGTCGCACCTGTACCTTATTGGTTTTCCAAGATCTTGATCAGTACGGCCGATCAGAATATTCCGATCCAGACTTTTGTCCCAGAAAATCTGCTGTTGCACAATGTCCTCGAAAGTGAAGAGGGTAATCTGCCCCAAGTCCTAAGAGAAATGGCCATAAGACCAGACACTTTTGGTCCCCCAGCCTCGATCGCCTCGGGTGGAGTCAAGACCTACTTCCTACCTTTAGAGGGAGTCTTCACATCTTGGTTAAACGCCTATTGGGCCAAGGCTGTACAACCTTTGATCTTTGATTTTTTCACTCAAGATCCCCGTATTTCTGGTTCAGGTACTATCTCTTGTACCGAATTGTCCCTACTTTGCCCAAATGAAAAACTTACCTCCTTGGACAGGGTCGCAATGGACCAGGTCTATCCTTCGGGCATCTATCCTAGTATATATCTCGACCCTGTGCTTCTCACTGCCGGCTCACAAACTATTACTGCCGGCTCAGCGTTCAAGGTTGATTTGTCACCCCTAGTCGGACAATTCGCTGCCCTTGCCTTTGGATTCCGTCAAGCCGGTGCTACAAACTCGTCTAATGGCTTATTTATGTACGAATACGTCCCAGAATCAACCCAGGTGGACGTCACCGACCAGGCTGGAAATTCATTGTATGGACAAGGCTCGACGGTCAATGTTGGTCAGCTCCAGGATTATGACGTCGGAAACCAAATACGAAACACCTTCTTCCGTAATAAAGGCTTGGTCATCATCCCTTTCTGCAAAGAACTCCGTGGTGCGATGCGTGGTCAAGTGAATGGAGCCATGCGTTTCGACGGTTCACGCAACTACCTTTCTATTACTCAACCAGCCAACGGAACAGCCCTGGTCTTCACAGTCACTAACGCCGGAACGAATAACCAAGGCACTTACAAGTTGCAATTTGGTAACTATAGAACTGCACCCTTGGCCTATAACGCGAACGCCAGCACTATTCAAACAGCATTGAATGCCCTACCCTCAATGCAAAGTTATAAAGGTGTTAAACTCACCGCGACAGTTAGTGCTGCACTCAATACGGGAACGCCAACTATTACCATTTCGCCTAAGATTGACCTTGGAGATGATCTTATTGAAGTTGTCGACAGTACTATGTCAGCCTCTGGAACCCCCGATACCTCTGGAACCGCCACTACTATCTCGACGTCTCCTGTTATTGGTGCCAACGGTTCGTCACAAACTCTTGATGTTATTGTAGTTGGTTTGAAATATCGTCAGGTCAACGAAGTCCAAGGACGCTTTGTGAACGCCGATCAAGAAGTGGCCTAGCTCTTTCAGAGCGTGGCCTAATTTTAGTCCATAACAAATATTTATTTTCATCCTCAAAATAAATATGACTAACATCATTCTGAATTCCAAATACCGGACAAACACCTCTAGTGACCCTGGAAACAGCTTTATTCAACTACGATATGCTTCAGCTGGCTCATATCAGATTGAGAAAGTTATTCTGCCTAGAACCTGGTATGACGTGACGTCTTCTAATAGCAAGATCTATTTTACTGACGCTGGTGGGAGTCACACGGCTACTCTAACCTCGGGCTCTTACACTGTGAGCAACCTCGCCACGGAAATAGCCTCTAAGATGACTACAGCTTCCGGCTCAAAGACGTTCACTTGCACCGTGAATAACAATACAATGAAGTATACAATCGCCACTCAAGATGCTTCCTCCTTCACTATGGATATGGGGTCCTCACCAACCTCCTCAGCGGGTAATATTATTGGCTTTACGACACAGTCTGCGTCTGCCTCATCAATCACTGGTGACTCTGTCTTTAACATGAACAGAAACCTTTACGTGAATATGATCATCGGCACACAGACCAACTATTCTGACCAACAATCTACCCTAGCTTCACTGGTTATACCTATCGATGTCGATTTTGGAGATTTTTTGGTGTATGAACCGAATAAGAGTTATAATATATCCATCGACAATTCCAACTCGGTCAATATATTGATAAATAATAGTGACGGGACAAATATAACAATGAATGGGGTCAACTATGCCGTGGTGTTAAGAAAAATCTAAGTATAATTTTATTTATTCTATATAAATAAAATGGGTTGTTCAGCTTCTAAAATTGATTCCGATCTTCAGATGGTTAAAAATGCTCTCAGTAATATCAATTGGGAACAAATACAGAAAGATGTCACTGTTGTAGAGGGTATACTCGGTCAGGCCTGGGGTCTTTATGATCGACTTTCTTCTTCTGAAAAGAATACAGTCAAAGACTTGAGCAAGGTATATTTCACGCCTTGAGTACCAGATATAAACCACCTAATACGATAAAGACTACGAATAAAGGTCCAAAACTATTTTCTGATGATACGTCTGTCACAACCGTAGGAGGAGGAGTCGGGGCCGGATTGTATGGTGTTAGTGACAGGGTTGGATGAGCCTGAGTATAGGCATAAGTACCTTTGGTATATTTTTCAATATCAGCCTTGGATAGACCTGAAGTGAGGTCATTATAAATAGAACTACCAGGTGAAGGATACCAGTTTTGAAAGTTTGGGTCCCAGAGCATACCAGCTGAATTAGGTTTGTTGATAAATTGGGAATTGTCCATATTTATTTATAGAGGATAAATAAATTGTCGCCTTCAACTCGGTTGTGGACTTTGTCCTGTGTTGTGGAAAGTGTTGCGACTGGGTTGTGACTGGGTTGTGACTGTGTTGTGGACGGACTGTGTAACAAGCGTCTAAAAATAAATAAAAAACGGAAGAATTTAGGGGATAACTTTTTTGTGGTGTCTTTTACTTATCGTGACTAACAATTGTCACCAACCATCCCCGATGATCCAATAAAAATCCAATAAAAATCCAAGAAAGCTGTCTCAGACTTGCCTCACACTTGTCTCATACTTGTTTTTTGCTAGCTTGACAAGTTTTTTTGCCAATCTAAACAAAAAATCGCCTACCCCCTATAAATGAGGTTCTTACCGAACCAAAACCTATTGTCGACGCTGGTTCGGTAAGAACCTCATATGGAGGAATTTTTGCCCAAACCTCGTCTTCTAAATTTTTTATAAATATTTTTCGGGGAAAGAGTTTTGGGCGAAAACTCCTCCACACTGAAGTTCTTATATTTTGACCGGACGAGTTGATGAAGGCCACGCAAGAGCGTGGGAAAACTTTTCCTCCACATAAAAGACAGTCTGAGACACCAAAAAAA